CCCGTCAGCCATGGCTCTCTGTCGTATCTCAGCTCTGATCTGCTCCCACGCCGCCGCCCTCACTGTCGAGTAGTCAGCCACCCCGGCAGGGAGGAACGTGGTCAGCATAGGTTCGTAGGCCAGCATGTCAGCGTCCGTGATCTCGGGGGCCAGCACGTACGGGACCACGTCGATCACCCCAGGAGCAGGAGTTACGGCGGCGCCATCGACGACCGCTGATACCCGTACGACATACCCCCACCCCAGCGGCAGGGCCGGGACGACGGGGTACGTACACCCGCCGTCCAGCGCCACCGCGGCGGTACCGGCGGAGACGATTACCCCGTCGGCGTCGCCAATCGACACGGACACCGACGCCGGGATCACTGCCGTCCCGGCATCCCCGATGATAATGAACCGAACAACCTGAGCTCCGTCCACCGGGATGTCCGGTGTCGATATTTTTATGTTCATCTCTTTCTCTTCGTGGGCGGAGCCTCCACGGTGGCAGGCTCCGGCTTGGTATCGTCAATCAATTCATAGTTCTTGTCGTCCGCCATAGACTCCCGGTAACGATCCTCCGGGACCAGATGAACGGCCCCGTTGGGGATGTAGCGTACAGTCACGCATTTATCGCCCACGTTCGCCTCCCTTATACGATGGCGTTCCAGAGAACCATCTTGGGCGCGGCGGCAGTCCCCATGACCCAGGCGTCGAAGCGGACACGGCCCTTGTAAGCGTAGTCAAACCCGCTCTCAGGGCGGTACCTGATGATGTCGTTCGGGTCCGCCTTCTGAGCATAGACGATGCTCCCGACCCGCTTGGTCTCGCCGGTTGTGGGGATCGTGAAATTCTGAGTGTATCCGGCGATGCACTTGAAGACGTTCTCGTTGGTCGCGTCGCCGATCAGGTTCTCGGTCGTGTTGGCAACGTTCAGGGACTGGAATATATGGAACCCGTGGAAAAAGCCAACATAGCCGCTGACGCTCGGCATCCACTCAGCGCTCATCTTGTCCCCGAGGGCGGTCGCCTTGTTCGCGGTATTCACTGAGAGCCTCTCGACCACCTCCGGCGACACAACCAGCCATCGCCCAGCCTCGGGGATCTTGAGCTTGGTGACCTTCGTCCGGAGCGCGGCAAGCTGCTCGTTGATGTTGGTCGAGGAGAGAGCAGCGGTAGGGGTGTAGACGTTCCCGGCGGGAAGGCCGGCGTAGAGCCCGAGGATATAGGAGTCGATCTTCTGGGGAATTTCCTCCAGAGAGACAGAGGAGAGGTAGATGCTCTCCAGGTCCAGCTCGGAGTCCTGAATGTCGCTCGATCCGAGGCCGAAATGGTAGTCCGCCTGCCGGGTGATGGCCCGGGGGGTGTTTGTCCCGGCGAGAGACTCAGCGGCAGCCAGAGCGGTATCAGCAGCAACGTTCCTGGCGGTCACCCGGCCAGGGGTCCAGATGTTGACGGTGTTCCCCTTGTTGAAAGTGTAGTTGTTCGCGCAAATTTGGGCCGCCACCGTGGTGGCAGTCAAAGCGTAGTCGATTTCCTTCGCGTAAAGCTCTGGAATAAAATTATCAGCAGGTTCAGCCATGTGATCTCCTTAGTCTGTTATTTTGGCCGCCCAGATCTCCTTCCGGTGCGCGGCGTACTCAGCCGGGCTCATTCTCCGGAGCTCCTCGCGGGTGATGGTTTTAAGCCCTCCGCCGCCTCCAGCGGGAGGGGTGGTCACCGTCCCCCCTCGGTTTGTGTCGGCAAAGAGCCAGGGTTTGCTCGTCCGGAGCGCCGCAACGTACTCATCGACGCCCTCGGGCTTGTCCTCGGCACTAAATTTGATCGCGGTTCGCGCGATCTGGACGTAGTCGGGATCTCGGACCCCGGCGGTAGTCAGCGCCAGAGACAATTGGGTGATGCGGTTCCGCTCTCTGAGCGTCTCCGTTGTTTTTTCCGCCTCCGCCAGCTTGGAGCGGAGGGTCTCGGCTTCTGTTGCGGCCGGCTCGAATTTCGCCAGCCTCTGCTTGAGGGCTTCCGCTTCAGCGGTCGCACCGGTGAGCTTCTCCTGGAGGGCCCGCTTCTCGGCCAGGATCTCGTCCCGGTTTCGGATCAGCCCCTCTAAATCAGTCCCGCTCCCAGCGGGGGTTCCTTCTCCCGATCCCTGACCGGGCGTCTTCTCTTCTGCCATTCTTCCCTCCGGCCCTCTGGGCCTGTCAAATTGAGCCGGGGGCAGGTCGCCCCGCCCCCAACCCGTACTACCCACACTAGGAGGAGTGAGTATATCCACGATATGGGAGGGCGCCGCGAAATGGTAGATCCGTTTGTCCGAGTTTGGCCGGGGTTGGCCGATTATTTGACGGCCAGCACCTTTTTCAGCGCCGCCGTGGCGGTCTCGCGGACGGTCTCCCAGTCAGCCGGGGTGAGGCCGAAGAAGGGCCTGGCGGGGATCACGGCGTTGTGGCGCCTGCCAGCACGCGCGCCGAAATGGTGGATCCGGGCCAGGTCGTAGTTGGAGATCCGCCCACGTCGGCCTGTCGTGACGTAGATCCGCGTCAGGGAGCCGTTCCGCTCCCACCTGATCGCCCTCAGGAGCTTTCCGGAGAGAGAGAGGTCGGGAGTTTGGGAGAGCCCCTTGGCCCCCCTCCGTTTGGCGTGACTGTCGGAGTACGGCTCAAACCGTGCCCCGGCGGAGTCGCGGCCCTCCAGCGTCCGCGCCCGGACCACGGCCACCGTTTTCTCTCCGATGGCCCGCGAAACGATGTCGTGCCCCTCTGAGACAATCTTCCGGAGCGCCTCCATCCGCCTGGTGAACGCAGGTGACTGTCTGGAGGTCATGGTAATCACCGGAGCGCCTCATCCAACCACGCCTCCATCTGATCCAGATCTCCCGACCAGACCTCGGGAGGGAGAGGGGCGTAGTCGTTGGCGATTTTCCACCGCCCGATCTTCTCCTCCACGCGCGCAACTTCCGCGTAGGGCATCGAGGAGAGGCCCGCGTGACCGTGGTCTTTCAGGATCGTCGGCCCGCCGCGTCGGAGGTCGAAGTCGATGCCCCCGGTCATTTTCCCCGCAGCCTCATCGATGGCCGCATCAAGCGCCCGTTTCTCCTCGCGTGACATCTCCGCCTCGACAACCGCCGGAGTCAGGACGCACCGGCAACGACGACCGCAGGCAGTGTCCGCCAACACGGACCGAGGTTCGCCGTATGTCTGTTGCCATTCCTCTTCGGTGTGGACCTCCCCGTGCCTCTCCAGACAATCGGGGCAGGTGTTGCTGTCGCCCACCGCCACCCATGTCATTTTCACGGCGTCACCTCCCGGATCCCAATCTGTCCTGCCGCGTCAATGGCCGCCTGGATCTCTGTTTTCGTCGCGTTCATCAGCTCCCCCAGAGCTCGCGCCCCCTGAACCTGCCCGACCGGCACGCCTCCACGCTCGATGGCGGACCGGAGACGGAGAGAGGCCGTCCGCATTTGGTACACCGCCACAGCCATGGACACGGCCTGGGACGCCAGAGAGAGGACCCGAGTCTCGTCAGCTCCCGGGAGTTCCCCGGCCTGTCTCGGTTCCCGGCCCCGCATACCGACCCACGCAGAGCCGAAGCCGGTCCCTTCACGGTACGCATCCGGCAGGGCCGCACGAAGAGCCCCTGTCACAATCGCCGCCGCCGCTGTCGGGGTTTTCTCAATGGCAGGAACGCAGGCCCCATGGACCTTCTCGGCGAGGTCACGCAACCTCAGAGAGTACGCGGCTACCAGGAGGCTCATCTGTCAGCCTCCAACGTCACTTCGGCCCGAGGGTTGAGCTTGTCATACTCATGGGTGATGTCACACAAGCACAGCACCTCGGCGTTGTCGTCGATCAAGATCCCGGCGTCAACAAGGAAATCTTGGACCGCATCGAGGGCGTTGGTGTAGTCCCACCGGCGATGACTCTGCCGGACAAAATGCACGGAGAGCCGTTGCCGACCAGGGAGCGGGAGGGGAATGTCAGGCAGAACCAGCGCGGCCATGTTCAGGTCGTGCCATGCCTCGTGGCGTTTGGACGGCAGAACCTTCTTCTGCCGGCCCCGCCCGAACGCGCGTTGCCCCGTCTTCTTCGCCGGGGTGTTGCCGATCAGTGTGATCTTCATTTGGCGGCCCCCATGATGTCGGTCATGGTC